TGTTGTGTTTCTTCCTGGTCAAAAATTAAATCAGATACGCCCTCTACAAAATCTCCGCCTGCCTCAGATATTGCTTCGCCCCCAGAAGCTACTAATCTAATACCTAACTGCCTCGCAGCTTGTTCGAAAGCATCTAATACTTTTAATACAGATCCTTTATCTCTTCTTGCCATAAAACCAACAATGCTTGGTCTAGACAAAACGTTTCGCATAATTGCTAGTCCTGCGATGGTCGGTAACATCTGTATGTTGAAAGCATTTACAGCAATACCTGCCGCTATCAAAGTACCAGCTGCACCACCAGTGCCTACCTCGCCTCTTGTTAAAACATCAATTTCTTTTTGAAAGTTTCTAAGGCCTCTTGTAGTTTCTTTACCAAACATAGCCGTCAGAGTTTCGTCTCCGTAAGAATCTAACGAACTTTTTAAGTTACCTGGCTTAAATATGTCTGTAATGTTGCCTTTACCGTTTAGATCAACTGCGTTCTTTAATATTTTTGTCATACTGGCGTTTTTAATAGAATCAAAAACTTCAGGAGTGACATTTTGTTTTAACAAATTGATGTTATATGCGCTATTAGGTCTAAAAATTATATCAACCGTTTCATCTAAACTTTTTGTCGGTAAATCCTGAAATAATTTATTTTGTTCAAACCTTAACCTTGCATTTGATGCATCTGCTAATTCTTTTAATTTTTCAACAAACCTTGTACCAGGTATCGATCCTCTAAGTGCATTAGGATCAGTAAAATCATCAGCTAACTCCAATATGTCTCTTGGCTTCAAATTTGGTTTTAACTTATTAAGTTGCTCTAAATTTCTTACAACGGTTCTACCTAGGTTCAAAGGAGCCCCTGTAGTTTCAAACAATATGTCTAATTTACCTGGGTATTTCTTTTCAAAATTTAATATCTCTCTACTAAAAGCATGAAAGTCAAATGCGCCTGTATCTGGATCTGTAGCTACGTCTGCCGCATCTAAAAACAACCGTCTTTGTATATTTGTTTTTACAAAATCTTCTTTACTTTGTTTGCCTGATTTTTTTATGGTATTTAAATAACCGTCATAATCTCTAAGGCCCTTGAATAAATCTCTTAGATCAACAAATGAACCCTCGACAACTGCTTTTTGATATATTTCATCAATATCGTAAGAGCCTTGCCTTGTTTCGCTTTTCATTTTGCCAAGCTCTTTGTTACGAAAAACACTCATACGATCTGCATAACTAGCGTTTGCTTCTTGTAATTCTTTTAATTGTTTCTCTAATCTGACCACCACTTCTTTTTTACCTAAGCCTTTATCACTAACTCTTGATATAAAGTTTTTACTATCTGGCAATTCTCTATACAAAAACTGCTCAAAGTCGTTTAAAGCATTTGCAAGTTGGTTCGATTTCACGCCCCTTATAACAGCTTCGTTGTTAGCTTTTTTTAGGTCAGATACCGCATTCCTAACTTGCACCAAATTCAATCTATTGCTCAAGGCAGCATCTAAAAAGTCTGGATCTGTACGCAACATTTCATCTAATTTAGTTTGATAATTTTGTTTTTGTGCTGCTTTTACAGCTTTGGTTATACCCGCTTTAGTAACATTTCTGCCTGATTCTTCTATACCCCTTACAACGTCGTCTTGTATAGATTTTAAGACCATCCCTTTTAACTGAGGCGGTAGATCTATTCTTTCCTTAAAACGTTTTATAAAACTTTCTAAACTTTGAACTGTTGAAGTAGCTGAGTCCTCTACCTTAAAAAGATCATAAGTTAGGTTGTTCTTCTTAAACTTAGCTATTTGTTTTTCTAGAGTTACAAGCCTAGGATACAGAAGCCTTCCAATATCTTCTGAAATGTAAAACTGATCTAACTTGTTGTTACCTAACTGCTGTAAAGATTTATCTATAGCAACGTATTTTTTTCTGTGTTGATCGTCTATTGCTTTATAGGCCCTTGTTAATGTTTCTCTTATGTTGGCACCTATAGCTCCTGTTTGATTATCTAAACTGTCTGCGTATTTACCCATCTCAAAAACGTTCTTTTCTACATCCTGCAAAAGTTTTCTCAATGCCTGTGTGGTCTTAGCTTCGTTTGATCTTAAAACTTGTAAGTTAGCTTGTAGCTGTTCATCTAGACTGCCTTTGGCTGTAGCAGATATGTAAGTCTCTAAATCGCTTAGCTCAAGATTTGCACTTTCTAAAACATTATTAAGTTCATTAGTTAAATATTTAGTTGTGCTTTTGGTTCTTTCGTTACCTAAAACTTGTTCTGAAACCGCCTGTAACCTGCCAGGTATTTGTTTATTCAAGGCGCTTTGTGAAGGTACAGCCGCTTCAGCAAAAATTCTTACTGCTCCTGTTTTAATTGCTTGTTTTATTTCTGCTTCAGTAGCCTCTCTGCCTAGTTTTTGATCGAGCTTCATTATGTCATTTAGAGATCTTCTTTTCGTTCCTTGTTCATATAATCTCAAATTATCAAATGGTGCTTTTTTACCTAACAATAATTGATAACCAATTCCTAAACCTTCACCTAACCCTTGTCCTACAGCGCCCAACGCAAACTCACCAGCCAAGGTAGCTGCTAATTCTTGTTTATCTTGTAGTTGAAAACCCTGCATAGCATCTAAAAGCTCTTCTGCACCTTTACCGGTGGCACTCCCCGCGCCAGCAGCAATAGTTCTCGAAAGCCTTGGCCTACCTTTAAACAGGTTGAGCATGAATTTACCAAGTCTTCCGTACGGACTCATAAAAGCTACCGCCCCAGCTATAGGGCCAACAACACCAGAAAAGTCAGCCAGATCACCTGTTGATAATCCAAAACTGTTTTCATCAACAATAACATTTACGGGTAAAACGTCGCCGTTTGTTAAAGTGATGGTTTTTACTCTATCATGTAATCCAAGCTTTTTTAGACCTTCAGGCGTGAGAGCCGCCTGCCCCTTAGTATTTCTAGTGAAACCTTTTGATCCCACTTTGGATGTTAATAAATTATCTTGCTCTTCTAAAGTTTCTGCTCTGCCCAATCCAGATCTTAGCCCTTGCACATTAGGGACACCAGTTTCGTAATCAAAAAAAAGTTTGTCGTACAAAGGTGAAGCCGCTTTGGTATATATTTGTGCTCTTGCTATTTTTCTAGCTTCTTCTACAGAGTTAGCTCTTATAGGTATTATGGTGTCTTCTGCAACTCTTATTTTAAAAGTTCTCATTATTCTGTTTCTTCAAGATCATAAACTTCATCATCAATATCGTCCATTACGTTGAAACTTGATGAATAATCTAAAGTTGGATCAAAATTTATTATATTGCTGATTACATTTTGGTTACTGTCAAACACTCCTGACGTGAGGCCTGTATTATCAAAAAACCCCTTGTTCGCTATTATTTTATTTTTTTGCTCGGTAATACTTGTAGCATAACTGTCTCGCGATTTTTTAAGTAAATCTAAAGTAACTGCAGGAGGCGTAAAAACATCAATTTTTCCAAATACTTCTTCAACGATTTGTCTATCCAGATTTGATATTGTCTTACCCGCCTCGCCTAGAATTTCTCTTATTCCTTTTTGTCTTAAAACATTTAAAAGTGCATTTGCTTTCATCCTAGGGCTTAGTTCATCAAATTTTTTACCGGTGGTTTGCCCAATAGCGGTAAGAACATTTTCTGTATATTCGCCGAATAAACCTCGCAGACCAGTTGTGGCTCCGGAATCAACCAAACTGATTACTTTATCTAATGTTTTTATTGAATCTATAGTCCTAGTTCCGCTTGAAATAGCATTCAAAATATTTTCTTCAGCACTAACTATTTGTTTTGCGTCAGCGCTACTAATGCCTGTGCCTTTTAGTTGTGCTGCTAAAGTTTGTTTGTACTTCTCAATTTCTATTTTTTCTAAAAACTCTCTATCTTTTTTTAGTTCTTCTTGCTCTGCTAAATCTTCAAGTTCTTTTTCTCTTTTAGTTTCTTCGCCTGCAAGCACTATACCTTTAGCTAATCCTGCCCCAAATTGCCCTTCTACAACTAAAGCTTTACCTATATTTCTGACAGCCGATAAGAATTCAGGGCTATTAAAAAAGCCTCGTGTTCTCTTTTGCGGTTCTTCTGCGGGTTCAGAAAATTCACCTTGTTTTTTTTGTTCAAACGGTATATCAATAGTTTCTGGTTGATCTAATGCGTCCTCAGTAAATAGCTGTGCTGCTCTATCAATTACCGTATCTACATCTTCTTTTGTATTTTCGAGAACTTCAATTTGATCCTCCACTACTTCGGGACTTGCTGGCGGAGTTGGTCCTACTAATTCATTTATGCTTTGTTGAATTGGATCTTTTACTTCTTCTGTTTCCTCAGCTTCCAAGAGATTTTGTGCTGTCAATGCTGCTCCCGCTGTATATACGCCGGTTTGTAAGGGTTTTATTTCTGCGGTATAAGAGAATGGATTGTTTGGATTTCTGCCCATAAGTTTACCAGACTTATCTCTTTTTAAAGGAAAACTTGCTGGTTTTAATTTTATATTTTTTATAGGTGCAGCGTATTTTAATGCATTCAAACCTAATATGCCCGCTCTTGATATTGCTTTAGTAGGCAGAAAAGGTAAGGCTCCTAAACCAGTCAAGCCCAGCGTCAATTTTCCAAGGTTTTTGTTATATTCTTGTTTTCTGTAAGCGTCAACAGGGTCTCTGTTTGGAGACAAATCAATATTTATTTGTTCTCTGTCTAAAACAATACCATCTTCCGTCGTTACGGCAAAAAAACTATCACCCTCTTGTTCTAAAATTACCTTTTTATTTGATGGTACAAAACCTGATCCGGTATCTGCTGCAAGAACTATTGGCGATGTAGCCTCGCCTCCGTTAGCAAAAAGCCTGCGGTCTTTTATAGCCATTAAGCTCCTCCAGCAAATTGTCCGTAGGCAGAGAATGCAGCTCCCAAGCCGGTGGCTTTAGGATCAGGTGGTAAGCCGTAGCCACTAGATATTCTTGTTTGACTGCCTTCGTATCCTGGCAATAAACCGCCTACTAGTCCTAGTGTTTGTAAAGGTAAAGCTTGTTGATCAGTCTGCTGCTGGAATCTACGTCCTGCTTCTAAGTCCTGTATGCCTCTACCAAGACCACCAAGTTGTAAAAGTCTGCCGATATCAGTACCGACTAAGTTTTGCCTTTCTCTACCTAGACCGCCAACATCAGAGCCAAGGCCCCTAAGTAATCCACCAAGACCTGTTTCTCCTGCTGCAAGTCTCTCAGTAGCTGCTTGCTCTCTACCAAAATCTGCTATTGATCTATCCATAGCTCTGTCAAAACCTTGCGATCTAATGCCAGATAAAATCCTACCTAGTCCCTCACCTCTAGCCGCCTCTATATCTTCTCTTTTTAGTCTGCCTCTAGAACCAAAAGCACTTTCTCCAGCTCTAGCAATATCTTCGGCAAGTATACCTTGATCTTCAATAGCAGCTTTACGGTTGAAGTCTTCTATAACTTGTTGAACTACCGCATCCTCAAAGGGGTCCATAAATTTACTTGCAGAAGTTGGATCATAAGTTCTACCAACCGCCCCTCTTAATGTTTCAAGTCCTGTCAGATATTGTTGTTGCGCATCACCTAAGAGATCTTCCTGTCTACCTAAAAATCTATCGAATGCTCCAGTTTCAGTCTCACCTAGACGTATCGCTCTTTCTTCTATCGGCGACAGACCAATAGTTTCTCTAAGGGGAATATCTGTTTGCAATCTATCGGCTGCCGCCTGTTGTAACTGATTAAAGAAGCCTGGTGTTTGTGCAGTACCAAAGTATAAGCTCCTTAATAAAGGATCTTCTTGGATTTCAATAATGTCTTGCGTCTCTAGCCTAGGATCTACAGAACCTGGCGCATCTAATAAACTAATACCCATACTTGGTTTTTGAAAAAATCCTATCATTACGCTACTCCTTCAAAAATTCTCATTAACTTCATCATGTTTTTGGCACCCATCTCTCTATCCGGACTACCGTTTTTTAAAAGTTCTATTCCTGTTTTTGTTTTTGATATTTTAAATCCACCAGCACCGTTATTAGCTTTAGCTGTCATAACAAACTCGCCGTCACTTAGCATAGCTGGTATGTCGTCTGATGTTCCGGTACCAGGACCATTAACATCACCACCGTTACGCATATCCAGCTCAGCTAAACCGCCAGTTGCCATCATTCTCCTTGGTAGTCCTACTTTTCTTTTCGGTCCAAGGCCTAGATCAAAGCCACCGCTGCCATAAACAGGTTGTGGCATCAGATCAGGTCTGATTGTTGTTCTTACGTCTTTTATGCCGCCTTTTGTCCTTTCTGTAGCCTCTTCAACGGCTTTACCGTAGGCGGTGGCCAAAGCTAAAGCTTTAGGGTCTAGGCCACCTTTCGACGGGTCAAATAATGTTCCAAGCCCACCACTATCATCAAAGCCTAATAAATCATCAAATACAAAACCAAAAGGATCGTCCTTTGCTCTATCTAAATTCAATTTATCGTAAAAATAATCTTTTGCTTGGTCTGCTAAACTTTTTTCTTCGTTTGCAGCAACTACGTCATCTGAACTTGTTGGTTCTACACCCTGCCTTCTTTGAAAATCTTCAAAAGTATTACCTGTATCTAAAGCTTGTATACCTGTTGATAAAGCGGTTGGAGTTGTAAGAGCTAACTGAGATGCTGAGGGAGTAGAGGATAAAGTAGCTGGATCAAATCTACTAACCACGCTTTCTACCACTTCCCCGCTAGGCAAAGTCGCTGTATCAAAACCTCCAGATGGCGCGTCTGTTAATGATAACGATGGACCCAAGTTTTGCGAAACAATACTGTTTGCCGTAGCTATGTCGCCTGCTTTATAAGCGGCTAGATAGTCGGTTTTGAGTTGTGGATTTATTGATCCTAATTTATTTGCAGTTGCGGCTTTTCCAATCGAACCACCTGCGGCTCCTAATGCTGCTCCTATAGCGCCGCCTTTTAAGATGTCTTTAGCTTTTTTTCCTTTAAGTAAAGGATCAGTAGCGCCTGCAACACCACCAACCAAAGCTCCAAGTTTTACAGCCCCTAGTCCTTGTAAACCTGGTGCAAGACTCAAGCCTACTGCAACTGCGTAAGGTGCAGCGTCTTTAACTCTTTTTTCTAATCCTTTTGCTAATGATTTAGCACCAAGCTTGCCATCAACGCCTAGTAAGTTTTTAAAACCAGGTTTTTTGGTAGCGCCTTCGACAAACTTTTTAACGCCTTTACCTACACCTTTTACAGTTTTTACAATATCTTTAATACCAAAAAATTCTGGCAAACCAGTTTGCGGGTTGATTGAATTGTTTGCAGATCCAACCGTAATTCTATCTATACCTAGACCCTTAGAAGCTAAGTCTTTTTGTACTTGTTTTTGTAATTTCTTATCCAGAGTATTAGGCGGTATAACCATCTCACCTGTACTCAAGTGGGCTAAGGTATCGTCCCCAAACCTTCCTAACTTTGCAATACCACTCAAACTGTTTTGTAATTCTTGCATAATATTATGTAATCGTAACTGTTACTGCCCCAACGGAAGCAGTCATAAAGGCAGGGAACTTAACGTTTTCGTTAGCCACTGTTAGTAAGGCGAAGGGAGTGCTTAAATTAACAAACTCTACCCCATCGAATAATTGTAAGCTGTTTGTGGTCGTGTTAAATATTAATGAACCTTCATTAAATTTAAGCGTATCACGCTCAGCTTCTGTCAATTGTAGCGTATTGTTCGGGTCAAAACTACCTAAGTTGATCTCTAAAATACGAACTAATCTGTTAAATAATTCTGCTGTTACCTCGCTATTTGCAATTGGTAATCTTGTTTCTAGAAGCTTTGCCATTATCTTCTACCATCTCTTACCACGTCATAACGGGTGGATCCATAACGCCAACCTACACCTTGGTTTGATTCTTGACCGTCGTTGGAAGCAATCCTCAAAGCAATCTGTCTGCCCCTAGCTCTTATATGTGCCTGTTGTGTGGTTGGAGTTACTGTTGATGTATCAACCGTAGTCAAAGTATCACCTGGAAAATTTCTTGTTTTGGTTACTATATTGACAGTAGAACCAGAGTCATTATCTAAAAACTTAATGTCCGGTATGAGCCTTCTGATAAAAGAAAACGAATCCCCCTCTCCAATATCAAAGTCTGAAGATTCAATAAATACATTCGTCATCTCTGAACCGTCGTCATCAAAACCGTCCTCGTGTTCATACAGATAACCGCCTGATACAGCCTGCGGATAATTTTCTATACCAGCATCAAGCCAAGCTGTTCTTGATAATTGTCCGTAATACCAGATTCTGTCTCTATAATTATAAATAACGTATCTATCTATCTCTGAAGAACTAGCTGATGGATAATACCAACCAACCTCTGAATGTTTGTTATTAGTAAAAGCCTGTACTTTGTATATTTGTGAGTTGTTTATATCGCTAAAAACATAATTTTTTACAGTACAAGGTAGCTCCGCTACGGTACCGTTGTAAGTGTAAAAAGAATCGTAAGACATAAAATACACACCATCAGGGGCGGTAACGGCTGCTTTTGGACCTACAAGACCGGTTGATTCGTTTATCAAGTTGACTGCAAAAGTAAAAGGCGGTCCTACAAACTGCATGTTGTAAACAGATGTGTCGGTAAAAATTATAATCTCTTGCCTTGATTTAACTGCTCCCATAATTTGCGATCCTGAAGATAAACGCAAAGAACCTGCTGTATTAGTTAGTTTTGGTTCAAACTCAAGTAAATCTTCTTGGTCGCTGAAAGCAATAAACATAGGATCTATAGCTTGCGTTCTGGCTGTACCCGCAGTATTAAGTGGATCTGCGCCGAGAACTATTAGATGCCTATCTATTTCAGAGGTTAATACTTGTAAACCGAGGGTGGGGACAAGATTGGCTCCAGCAACACCAGAAAGCTCCTGGCCTCTTTTTGTGTTTTCTGTAGAAGCAGCGCTGCTAGGTAAACCGCCACTTTGATCCCATCTGTAAATACCGCCTCCTCTTACGTTGAAAACTAAGTCTTCTCCGTAATTATCGTGCGTGTATAACCTAAGTTGATTAGTTGCAGAAAGCGGAGTCGAAGACCCCCAGCCGCCAGATCCCCAAGCGCCTACACCCCAACCAGTAGATTGCACGAATAAATCTAGACCTGTATTTATTTGATAATAACCGTCAACGCCTGCTCCCCCGTTACCTGAATCGCTTGAATTTGCTGTTACTGTACTACCTGATGTGTCTTTCGCTGTAATTTTGTATGAGTTACCGTCAACAATAGTGGTTATTTGATATTCTTGATTTAGAACAGTTGCAGTTATGTTACCACCTAATGAAACAGCACCTTCAATACTAACAAAATCATTTTGTACTGCGCCATGTGACGAATCAGTTACGGTTAGTTCAGATGAGCCATTCGTAGCAGAAAAAGTTATGCTGTTTGTACTGGTCTTTCTGATAGGTGTTACATCTGAAAAGCTCGCGTTGTTTTCTACTATGTAATATTTGAAATGAGTGCCTACGCCTAAAAATTTTGTACCAGCTAAAGAAATCCAGTTATGTAAAGCTCTAGCGGTTCCTTGGTATGTAGTATTTAAAAGTTTTGACCAGCCGCCAAACTTTTCTGGATGGCCCATACGGAAACGCACAAGGTTGCAATCAAACCAACCGCCTTCGTTATCGTATGCAGTCCCCTCTCTATTTATTCCAGGCTTAAACTGTGCCTTTTGTAACGCCATCTATACCTCATGCCAATCTTTACCTTGAAACAACAAAGACTCTGCTTTCCTTCTCCTGACTAAGCCTTTTAAAACCTCGCCCCCAGCTTTGTTCCATCTTTGCATTTCAAAAGAAACATCATTAAGTCTTCCTTGATTCAAAACGGTCAACATAGTTGAGTTTCTTAAATTGTTTGGTCCTAAATTATAAGTCCAACAGACTAAAGCATCAAATTGATGTTGCTCAAGCGGATGCGTCACATATTTTTTGACGTATTCTTCATACTCAGGCATTTCTTCTTGCAACATAACTTCAGCTTCTTCTTGTGTAATTTTTAATCCTTCTTGTACGTCTTTTGTATGGCCGTAACCTATGGTCCAGACGCCAACGCTATCCTGATAAGCTTGTAATTCACACCCTTCAAATTTTTTTAGTAAGGCGATACCTTCTTTTGATATGTTCATTTTTTCTCCTAATTAGTTGTTACGGTTCTATAGTAGACGACAACTTCTTTCAATTCCTTTATGTATCTTTTTAGTTCTTGCATGTTGTAAGACATAAGTTCGTAGTCTGGAACAGACATAGCTACAAAAACTAATCTACCTTCTTCTTTCTTTACTCTTTCCAAAAATTTATCAATATTCTTGTCAGAAACGACATACCAATACGGCGCTTTAAGACTTAATTCTCTAGGTAGAATTGGTTGTGCAATCTGTCTTTCTACGGGCTTTGCTACTACGTCTACCTTTTTAGGGATTAGACTGCAACTGTAAGCCATCATCAAGACTGTCAATATTGCGACTGTCTTGTTCAATACTTTCAAATACTTCTTTTGTACCATTATTTACTCTCGTTTCTATCAAGCCAGGCTTAGCTGCAGCTAGTTTGCTTAGATTATGCCGTTTGAATATGTCTAAGTATCTAGACATTTCAAGCTCGATTTCTTGATTTTTGTTTTGTAAATTAAGCAGGCCTTGAGTTTGTAAGGCAAAGTCCTTTTGTAGCGTTTGTATTGTTGCTTTTTGTTCTTGATCTCGCAAATCAAAAGCCTGATTCAAAGCAGAGAGTTTCTGGTTTTGGTAGTACAAAAACCCAGATAATGAAAACAAAACCGCAATTATGCCTAAAAATACTTTTGCCATAACAAATTATAATAAATTTTAACCTGAACTCTGCCTGATTACTATTGTTGATGCACTACCGCCGTTTACTTTAACCTCGTTGACAACGCCGTTTTGTTCTAAAACAACGGTGTAACTATTACCGCTATCTATATTGATTGCTGCATTTGACCCCACTGCTCTAGTCATTTTGATCTTTTCACCTGTAACAATAGTTGTAATCTGCGTTTTAGTGTCCTGGCCAACGCTTGTACCTTTTATGGTTGTTGTTGTCGCCTCTTGAGCAAGCCTGTCTTCATCTTGTATCTTATCCAGCTCACTAATAATATCTAAAAGGTCCTCCAGAAAATTTACGTTCAAGGCGTCGTAGTCCAACTCGGTAAACTCTAAACCCTCTTCTCCTAATCTTTCTTCCGCAAGGTAATCAATATCAAGCTCATTAAAATCTAATATAGGATCAACCAAATCAGAGGATTGTTGTTCCTCGCTAGTTTCTTCAGACTTTTTTGGCGGCGAAACAATAAGCATGTTGTCAATAAAATCCAAAGATAAATCTAATATAACAGGGTCAGAAGGCAAACTTTCAAGTGTGGTGGTCGTTGTGGCCTGGAATGCTTGATTTAATAAGACTGTACCCATATTTGTCGTTATTGATATTTCGCCTGAAGGGGCGCCGTCTTGATCGGGTAAAAGAATAAATAAAGATTCTGAAGTGTCTGGATTTACAGTCACACTAAAATCTGTACCTCTGATACCTACGGTTGCAGAGTTTGTACGCAAAATCATATTTTCTTTTGGGACTTTGCCAGTAAGTCCTGTAGTGAAGCGTGCTGTACCTTTTAAAAAGTTTACGGCTAGTTTTGATTTAGATGGATCCGGATCAAAAACAAACTCGTCAATAATTACTTGCGAGTGTTCGGTAATTTTTATTGTGGTGTCATCAACAAATTTTATACCCATACGACCAGCTTCTGTTTGAGCTTTGTCGTAAGATTGAACTACAAAGTCTTTCGTAGCCGCAAAAGACTCATCTCGTTCTATTTGTGCAAAACCTGTAACTTCGTTGACCGAACCTACATCAACAACTTGTTGAGGTTCCTTGGTCGTTTTGGATAATGCAGAAAGATCCATTTGAGCCGTTACTAATGACCCGTAACCAATCGTTATCCAAAGTAGAAGCCTGCGTAACATTTAAAGTTCTTGAGCCGCCTGTATGATCTAAGTAAAAGTAACCGCCTTGATAGCCATCGCCGTTGTAGTTTATCGTATTATCTGATCCGTCGATATCCATATAATTTGTTGCGAGATCAACATCAATATCAGAATCTATCGTATTGTTAGAACCGTTAATAATCCAATCTAAGTCTAAAGTTGATGCCATAGCTGAGGTTGCTTGATCCAAAGACATATCGTTTGATGATCCTGATACTTGTATGTTGACGTTGCTTGAATCGGCTCCGTAAGTGTTGTTTGGATCTGTTTGTATGTCAAAAATATTTGAATCGCCGCTAAACTCAAAGAAACCGGTATATGAGTCTGCATAAATATCACCTTTGAATAAGTTGCTTGAACCTATTTGATTGATGTCTAGGGTCATAGTTACCCCATCAAGATCAAGAGCGGTCATGCTTCCTGCAGAAGCTGTTGCCCCTCCAATCAAGTTTCCTGATCCTAGCTGCTCCACATCTATATTTATAGTGTTACCAACTTGGTCTATAGATACTTCGTTATCTGCTGCAAACGCAATACCAAAGAAAAAAATTAAAAAATATTTAATCATCTTTGTAACTCCAATAGCCTTTTATTATACCTTTTTCAACGTTCTTTAATACTGCCATTTCGACAGCAGATTGCAAAGCTATGGTAATTGATTCATTTTCAACGTTTCCATTTTCGATTTCGATTAATTCTGTATTATTTCTAACAAACCTAAATATGTCTTCGTTGATACCAACGCTCAATATGCTTTTGGTTGTTGTTACCTCAGTCAATATCCTGCCCGTCAAAACAGAAATAAATCGTAAGCTAACCGTAACGGTATCTTGTCTGTATTGTCTGCTCATGCCGATACCCAAGACCCTGCCGCCAGTCCCTCCTGTCCTAATGTTGCTTTCGTAACTTACTACGGCTCCCTCTATAATTAAGCCTGCAAACATTAACGCTTTTAGTTTTTGCGGTTCGTCAAAACTTTCCCTGGTAGACCGTATCAGTTGTCTTTCTTTGCTAAGATTGTCTAGACCTATTCTCTCAACAACTTCAAAAAAATTACCCCTAGCCGTATTCTTCAAGGCTTGTATTAGAAGCGTATAAGGAGCTTGCGTAACGGCTGTACTGAATGTAGCAAAGGTACTGTTGCTGCGACGTTGGCCTGTTTGGTCTAAAAAAGAGTTTGGATATACAGCGACTACAGGCTTCACTTTGGGCTCTCTAAGTTCCCAAAGCTCTGTATTAATTACGGTTGCAACCTCTGCTAGTCTGGTTACTTTAAAGTTTTCTAATGAATATTCGGATTCTAATAAAACGCAACTAGAAAGTGAAACTATTAAGAGGAAAAGTAATAGTGGTAGTTTCGCCGTATTCATCTGTAACTATAAGTGTAATGTATTCATCATCAACCTTATATTCTATAGTGTTTCCTTCTAGTTCTATCGAACCTGAAGTCTGGGCATTTTCACCAAAAAGACTATCAACCAGTTGCGAACTAAGCCTAGCGTAAACTCTAGATTCTAAATTCCTAATAAATCTAGCAAGCGTAGTATTGTTGGCATCTCTTTCTGCTTCATCTAATAATGTTTGTTTTTTATCTTCAAGGGCCTGTTTTCTAGAAAACTGTTGGTTTTCTATAGTAAGAAAATGTTGTGAGGTGTTTATACCTGAAAAGCTTGGTGACTTAAATTTAAACAACATCTCATCAGAGATCAAAAAATTAGAAAATAATACTAAAAACAAACTTAATAATATAAAAAATATTATAGTTCTAAGTTGTCTTTTCTTGTGTTCCTTCCAACTTTTCATTTGGGTCCTTTAGTTTATGTTCTTCTTTCAATTCCAAAACAGTATTGACCTTTTGCTGTAATCGTATCATATCTTGGTCTAAAAGGCGTAGTTGATCGGTTAAACGTATTATTGTAGCTTTCATTTCTTGTACCGCTGGATCTATTGTTTTGGTTATTGTTTGCCAAACGTAGAAAACAAAATAGCCAAGACCAACAACCATAACAACTGGAAAGCCAAAGTCTGCAACTATTTGTACTATATCCATCAGTCTCTTCTTGCATCTATTTTCCCATCCTCTACAAAATTTTCAGCTCTAGCTATACGGTTGAGATCAGGACTCAAATCTAAAGCTGAAGAAACGCTGGTGTCTATACGGATCATATCGTTGTTCATTATAGACGCGCGTGTAATAAGCATTTGTGTAATACCTTGAATTGTTTTGATTTCTGCAACTAAACCGTCCATAAGTTGTTTCATTACCAGAAATATAAAATAAGCCATCACTAAGGCTCCGGCGATAGGCACACCTAATTCTGCAATTAGGTCGAACCATTCCATTTAATCCTCGCCTTTGAAGTTTTTACTTGAGTTTGATGTGCCTGCGTACAGACCGAACCAGGCGGCACCAGCGCCAACAATAATAGATATCAAGCCGCTCTGCTCTAGAGACGGATCTTCTAAGCTCATGAACCACATAGTTGAATAGTATAGGAGAAATATGTAGACGCTCAAGAAAAGCCTAGGAAAGATCCGCCAAGAATCTATTGCTCGTGCAAGATGTATCCATTTTTGATAAGGATTAGCACTCTGATTGTGTGGTGTCACATCAATATCTAGTTCTAGTTTTTTCTTTATCGGTTGCTCATCCATATCTAAATATTGTCAGGATCAAAAATACCTGTATCTATAAGTTTTTGTCTGTTTATCATGTGTTGTTCTTCAACATCAGCTTTACTTTGACCGTAGTATTTAACTGCAAAGCCTCCGTCTACCATACCTTGATTGATATCTTCGCCATCACATACAACTGTACCTAGAACTCTGCCGAACTTACCCCTAGAATCTTTTAGTTCCGTTCTAATTACAACTTGATCTGCTAATTCAATAGCTTTAGTTAAAAAAGCAGAAGCAAGCTTGCCTCTAGCTTTTTCGTCTTTGTTCCTTGTACGGCTTTCAGGAGTATCAATACCGTATAAACGTACTCTTGATTTGTAAGATACAGAAAATCCTAAATCTAATATTACGTCTATCGTATCGCCATCAACAACTCGCTCTACTGTACAACCGTATTCATACATTAAATTACCCTGGATGTTATCTCTATAGCGGCCATACCCGCGTACAGGCCCCATATCATTAGTTCTAATCTACCAAATCTTTTAGAGCCTTCTTCTAATCTTTTTTCTATATTTTCGTAACGTATAGCGCATTCACGCTCATGCGAATGTATTTTAGTCATAGCCTCTCTAGCCGTTTCCATATCGCTCATTTTTTCTTTTTACGTTTTCTTGTTTTTTTTACAACCGTAAAAGCTTCATTTTCTGGCGTATCAGGGTCGTCAGCTATATATCTGCCTTTATCATCTCTAGCTCTAACTAAAATATTTTCGTCTCTTGTTAGATAATACAAAGCAGGAAAAAGAATAACAAAACAAACCGCCGCAAAAATATAAATTACATAATCTTCTGCCATTCAAACCTCATGTTTACCAATCGGACATGTATTCCCTTTAATAAAAACTTTTAAAGGCATAATGCATTTACAAATATTACAGGTTTTTATGGATTTTTTGTAGTTTTCGCAAGAACTACAGATAGCTAATTTTTTATCTCTAACCGCTTTAAGCTCCACTACTCAACCGTAGAGCTCAACCACTTTTTACCTTCATGCAAACCAAGAAAACTTTTTGCAAACTGCACAAAGGCATCTATATTTGAACCATCCATAACTCCTATACCTTCTACCACTCTATTTCTACCTTCAAAAAAAACAACAGAAGGTACAGTAGTTGGAGCGAAAAAAGGAGTCTCTTCGGTTACATATATTTTGTACCATTTAATTTCGGTTGTAGAAGCAAAAGCGTTATTTAGAACATTCTCGTTAGCACTACAATCAGAACAGTCTTTTACCGTTATATAAACAGCATGTTTTTGTTCGGGACTAGCTGCCAAAGTTGACTCTAAATCTGCAAGATCTATTTCTGTCATGTTGTGCACTCTCTTACTGATATGTTAGATACAAACGATCCTGGGCAAAAATAACCTAAATATTGATACGCCATCCATCCAGGATCTCCATTGTGAACACCTGTTTTGTTTACTTCATCACTAGTGGTTACATTTCTAGTGTTGGTAACGCCATTATCAGTAAAACCACTTGGGCAACTAGGGGGTGTAGCGTAAGTAGCCGAGGGTGTGCTTGGTGACCAACACGCAGAACCACTAGGTAGACCCATAGCTGCTGTATTACTGTAAAGTGTATTTGTTCCTTCAATACCCCATAATCCTGTTTCTGTACTTAAATTACTAGCTCCGCTTATGTTGGAATACATGCTTTCTTGTTCTGCTGTAGTGTTTTCAAATAAAGGAGATGCTAAAGAGTTAGAGTTTGTTATCTTTATCCAACGACCTAATTCTGGTCTGGCGTTTCCGCCAGATCCTGCT